ATTTACTGAAGGTGTATTTACAAACAAAGAAGCTGTATATTCTGATATAGTGTTGTATTCAGATACACCATACTCAGCTACTTCAGCGTCCCCTACAGTGCCTGAAAAAGACAAAGCTTGCTTAGTATAAGACTCAGAGTAATCATATCCCCAATTAAGAGTCATCTGTGTTCCTGAGCCACCAATAATTGTTAACTTAAACTTTTTAAGGAACTTAACATTGGAAGCACTATCAAAAGCCAAAGGATTACTAAAGTACCTAAGTTGATAACTAGCATCATTATCAAGGTATCCTTTGTATTCTCCAATACCTAAAGTCTTACCTATGTACAATTTATTTGTTGATAACCTAGCAAAACTTAAAGGTGTTATGCTTGACCAAGTTGTAACTCTATAAGCACCATTGTCAAGAGGTATCCTAGTGTCAAATGCATACACTATTTCACTAGTAGGTAACACTAAAAGATAAAAAGATTCTTCAGGACTATATACGGCTTTAATTGCTTGGTTCTGAATAGGTATAAGAGTAAGTAAGTCGTTTCTTACGTTTTTGCTTATGTCGCCAATAGCAGCAGACTTTTCTTGTACAGTCCTACTTAACGATCTAACACCAGAAGAAGACAAAAACAACAAGTCTGTTCCTGTGTTTACTAAGGTATCTCTTTCAATACAGCCTATACCTATAATAGTATCTTCAAGAACCATAGTTGCTGGGTTAGTAGCACCTGTGTATATAATAATAGTGTTCTTACAGAAAATAACTAGTTTACCATTATGCGCTGCAAGTGCAACAATATCATCTGATCCGTTAGGTAAAACAGTTGTTATATCTAAACTACCTGATGATCCTCCCGTCCATTGGTGGCCTACACCTAAATGACTAAAAAATATTGTATGTTTATTTCCTGACACATCTGCTGCCCACAGTCTTCCATAAGCAGCTAAAACTTCATTAGCTTGTGGTGCAGTACCAGAAGAATGAGCGTGTCCTGAAAAAGTTGATAAAACGCCACTACCACTTTCATCTGTGTAGATTATAGATTCGTGGCCTCTTTGAAAACCATAAGCATGATTAGCTAAATTAACAAACTTCCAATTGTTAGCTGTAGGCGTATAGCCGCTAGGTGTTATGTCTGTAAGAGTAGTTGTACCACTAAATATTTTATTGTTTCCTGCTGATAATATTTTTATGTCACCGCTTTGATCTATATACTCAAATATAGTTTCAATACCCCTGCTTGTCCCTAATACAGTAGCACCGTTAGTCGTTAATAAATCAAAACCTTTTCTAGCGCCAATACGACCATAAGTGTCTATAACACAGTTGTCTGCTATAGACGCAAAAGAAGGGTTTAAATCAACAGGAGAATCTTGGGTGTTTATACCAAAAAACGCTGGCGCTGAAATAGTTACATTTTGTAGTTGTTGCGCCATTACAACACTCGCCACACAAGTTCTTCAGGGTATTTAGCTGCATCAAAAGCTATTGCATCTGACAAAGTTCTGTCTGCTAAAGCAAAATGTTCGGCGGCTGATGTTCCTCCTGTTTCTCCACGCTCTCTAGCGGCCAAGGCAGTAGCTATTTGTATTACAGGAGCAGAAGGTACTAAAAGAGTATCGGTAGACGTTGAAAGGTCTGATGGCCGTTTAACAACAGTAAAGGAGAGCGCATAAGTAGCGTCAGGAGTAGGATAGACATCTACTTTAGTGTCTCCGTTAGCGTCAATGCCATTATAAGTAAAATAAAAAGGTGAGCCTGTTTGAGCATCATTTAACTTTGTAAAGTTTCTAAACTGTGCTGTTGTCTCATAACACATTCTTTTTTTAGACGTTGTGTTTATTACATCTAAAACTGTAGGCCTGTCGCCGCTTCCTGTTAAAGAATAACTAATAGTTCCTGCCGTAGCATTAAAATCTATATCTGCTCTAAGCGCTGACCAATCCCATGCGCTTTCTACTGTTCTTTTAGCTTCATTAACTAATTCACCAAGCAACAAAACATAAGCAGTTTCGCTTATAGAAGTTACTTCTGTTTCTCTCATTCGCCGTAGAACAGCATTTATTATACTGAGATATGTCATATGTTGTACCTTTTTCTCATGTACTTCTCTAATTCGCTGTATTCTAAATCAGGAGTCTTAAACTTAAACAAGTCACTTTCAAACAAAGCATCTGTTGTTCTAGTTCCGCTTGGTTCTATTAAACCGCCTCCAGTACCAGAACCTAATAGTCCTGTACCTTCTCCAGCACCTCCCCCAGTACCTTCACCTTCTCCAGTACCTTCTCCAGTACCTTCACCTTCTCCAGTACCTTCTCCAGTACCTCCCCCAGTGCCAGTAACTTCTCCAGTACCTCCCCCAGTGCCAGTAACTTCTCCAGTACCTCCCCCAGTGCCAGTAACTTCTCCAGTACCTTCACTTGCAACAGTACCAGACCCTAATAATCCTTCACCTTCTCCAGTACCTGTTTCATTACTAAGGTCTATATTAGACTCTTCGGCTGCTCTAGCGGCCTCAGCTAGTCTTTGGTTTTCAGCAGCTAGTCTTTGGTTTTCAGCAGCTACTCTAGCTTCTTCGGCTGCTATAGCTTCTTGAGCTACTCTAGCTTCTTCTGCTGCTATAGCTTCTGCTGCTGCTTTAGCTTCTGCGGCTGCTTTAGCTTCTGCTGCTACTCTGGCTTCTTCAGCTGCTATAGCTTCTGCTGCTGCTTTAGCTTCTTCTGCTGCTATAGCTTCTTCGGCTGCTATAGCTTCTTGAGCTGCTTTAGCTTCTGCGGCTGCTTTAGCTTCTGCTGCTGCTTTAGCTTCTTCAGCTGCTATAGCTTCTGCTGCTGCTCTAGCTTCTTCAGCTACCCTAGCTTCTTGAGCTACTCTAGCAGCTTCAGCCTGTTCTTCAGCAGCAATTCTAGCTTCTTTAGCTACTCTAGCAGCCTCTGCTTGTTCTTCTGCTATTTGTTGTTGACGTACTCTTTCTGCTTCTGCTTCTTTAGCAATCTTTTCTTGTTCTAAAGCTGCTACTGCATCGGCTTCCTCTTGTGCCGCACTTTCTGCTGCTATACGATCTGCTTCTGCTTTATCGGCTGCTGCTTGCGCTTCTGCTCTTGCAGCTTCTGCTTGTTCTTCTGCTACTCTAGCTTCTTCAGCTACTCTGGCTTCTTCGGCTACTCTAGCTTCTTCAGCTACTCTAGTTTCTTCGGCTGCTATGGCTTCTGCTGCTGCTTTAGCTTCTGCGGCTGCTTTAGCTTCTTCAGCTACTCTAGCTTCTTCGGCTGCTATGGCTTCTTCAGCTACTCTAGCTTCTTCGGCTGCTATAGCTTCCTCAGCTGCTACTCTAGCTTCTTCGGCTGCTATAGCTTCCTCAGCTGCTACTCTAGCTTCTTCAGCTACTCTAGCTTCTTCAGCTACTCTAGCTTCTTCGGCTACTCTAGCTTCTTCAGCTACTCTAGCTTCTTCGGCTACTCTAGCTTCTTCAGCTACTCTAGCTTCTTCAGCTACTCTAGCTTCTTCGGCTACTCTAGCTTCTTCGGCTACTCTGGCTTCTTCAGCTACTCTAGCTTCTTCAGCTACTCTAGCTTCTTCAGCTGCTATAGCTTCTTCTGCTGGAGAAGTAAAAGTGTCTTCGCTAAATGTATCTATAAGATCATCAAGATCACCAAGATCGACATAAAAGGGAGAAGAAAAATTAGTATCATACTCTCCTGTTTCTGTAGCTACTCGACTTTCACCGTCTTTAGTAACTTCACTATCAGGAACACCTGTGTCTTCTCCTCCAGTGTAGTAAATAATTCCATCTTCAAAATCTTTAAGAGAATCGTTAATGTCTAGTCCGGCGTTAATAACGTCTGTAAAATCAAACTCACCACCGCCTGTTGTTCCGCTTGCAACTTTTATCATGTCTACAATTTCAGGAGAGAATATACCTCTTGCATTAGCTGCGGCATTAGCAGCAGCCTGTGTTGCTTCTTGTACAGTACCCCCAGCAGCAAAAACATCTCCAGCAGCAGCGTCAGCGGCTGCATTTATTGCATCAGTGCCTCCACCAAATAATCCTGATCCAACTCCTGCTAAAGCTAAATTTAAATAATCTTCAGCATGTAAAGTTTTTTCTCCTGATACTATTCCAGCGCTATGAATTAAAGCTTCTGATGTACCTCCAGTAGCTACAGCCAAAGCAGTCCTAAATATAGGATTAGCTGTAAAAAGATCTAAAAAACTTCCTCTTTCTTTAGCTTGCCAAAAGGTACTATACGTTCCTACGTCTCCCGCAGTAAAAAATGTTCCTGTGCCTCCTTCCTCACTTCCGTGGTGTGCAATAGTCCCTGTGTTTAAATAGA